TCCGCCTTCGGCTGATAGAGCGTTGGCTGGAACTGATTCCATGAGTGATTGTGAGCCACGGATCATTGCTTCTGATGCACGGAGTTCACGTTGTGTGTTCTCGAGAACAGTTGCAGTGACTAGGCGACGTTGTGAGTCGGCGATCTTTCCTAGATCTTCATGATCTAGTACTGGACCCCACTTCTTGTAAAGATCTTCAGCTAAATATGCCATTTTACTTTTTCTCCTTGAGTTTAGGATACCTTAATTTTATTTATAAAACGTTATTTCTTAACAGTTCTTGCAATTGCGCTGACGTAATTTTTGATCGAAGGATCGGTATAACCAACTGATTGAGTACCTTCTTCATCAAGTGAAGCTACGCCTGATGCTTCTTCAGTGATAATGTTTGTTGAAACTGTTCTCTTTTCAACAAGCTTTCCTCTGATTAGAGATAGCTTCTTCTTGTAGTCTTCAACCGAATTAAATTCCACACCCTCAGCTAGTGTGCGGAACTTTTCAATTTGAGTTGCTGCAAGACCTTCTGCAACTTCTGCAAATGTTTCGTCCATAACCTTTTCGTTTAGGTTCTTCTTGAGTTCAATGTTTTCGTTTAGAACGTCATTGAGCTTTTCTTCTAGAGACTCAACTGTGTCAACTAGATCTGAGAGAACATCGTCCTTGCCAGCTGGAACTTCGATGTAATTTTCAACGAAAAGATTCTTAAGTCCTTCGATAAATTCTTCCATAACCTCAACTTTGAGGGCGCTCTCGATAGCAACTTCGTTTTCTTTTACCCATTCTTGAGCGACATATGAAAGATATGCGTCAACTTTTTCTGAAAGAGCTTCTGTAATTTCAGCAACTTGTTCGTTGAGGGCTTCTTCGAAAGCTTCTTCAAGAGCAGCTGTTTCAACAATTACGCGAGCTTGAACTGCAGCTTCAAATAGTGTTGATGCTTGGTCCTTGAATTCTTCTGAAAGATCTTCACCGAATAGTTCGCTAAGGTCTTCCTTAACTGCTGATGTAGCAGCTGATGGCTTTGTAGCAATGGTTGCTGCATTCTTAGCAGCTGCACCAGCGTCGATGGCGTCTGCACCCTTTTGGCTTTGAGCAAGAGCATCATTGAGGAAGTGTGAAAGATCTTCCTTTGACATTCCGCCAATAGCAGCAAGAGCAGCAGCCATTAGAGCTGACTTTGAATCGGTTGTGTCTGGATTTGAACCTGGCTTTAGGGTATCTGCAGCTGATTCTTTGAAATACTTGTTGACAACTCTGACGCCAGATGCATCAGCCTTCTTTTGAAGAACTTTTCTTTTTTCTTCATCGCCTCTTGAAGCAGCTTGAGTAGCTTGAAGTCTGCGTTTATCTGCCACTCTTTCAGCTGTTTTTAAATCTATTTCATCAAGTTGACCGTCTACTTCTAGACCTTCAACATTGTCTTCTAGATCTTCTTCGTATCTCTCTGTCATTTTACTTAACTCCTTTAGAGTAATATTTTCTAATATTTATAATTGTTAGTTCTTTGAGATTGAATTTAGAAACTTCTCAAAAAGTTTCAATTTAGTTGATTCATCAAGAGAACGTGAAGCAGAAGCTTTATTTACTTCTCTCTTGATTGATTCAAGGTGAACTTGTTTTAGCGCACCATTATCCCAAATCCATTCAACGCCTTCCATAATGCCTTGAACGAAAGCATCTGGGGCGGAAGGATCAGCAACAATGTCAGCTGCAGTGGCGAGATAGAAATCGCCTTGAACTTCCATAATACCAGACTTATTTTCCTTCAAAGAACCCATACCACGAGAAGAAACACCAAGTGATGCACCTTCATCGATGAGATTGCGAACGATATTACCCATTGGGGTTTCTAGAATTTTTGCTTTACCAATGAAATTTGAACCATCTTTGCGGATTGATTCAATCATGTGAGAAACGCGATCTAGGTTGATCGACGGACCTTGTGGGTGACCAAGTTCGCCGTAAGCCCTTTTCTTCTCAACGTTCTCTTTCATATATCTATTTACTTCATTCTCAAGAACTGAAACTGGATAGACTCTTCCATTACGGTTCTTTACATCTGCTTGAAGAAAAACGCCTTCGATATAAAGATTCTTTTTGCCATTTTCTTTGGCTTCGGTAACATATTTAATATCTTCGACTTGTTCTACGATGAGTTTCATATTAGACTCCTGATGCTTTCTTTTGTCCCTCTAGGAGAAGGAATCCATTGGTTGTTCCTGTTAGAGTGATGACAAGATTGGCGACTTGATCTTGTTGTAGGGCAACACCACTACCAGCAAAATCAAAGTAACCAGTATCAGGAAGAACGGCAACTGTATTTGAGCCTCTAGCCACTGTCCAGAAACCACCATTTGCCGCACCCCACCAAATTTGACTGATGTGAGCAGCTGCGACCTGTTCCCCGTTCAAAGCAATATTGCTAACCGAAGAATTGCCAGAAACTACAACGGTGGCATTTGCTGTAACATGAACAGCAAATCCAGAAGACGACGATTGACCGAGTGCTTTATTTTGAATTACTGCCATAATTATTCACCTCTTTTTGCTGAATAGAAAGCGCCAAGAGCCATTTGCGTTCTTTCTTTTTTGCTTTTACCAGCAAATTTTGGATTATCGCTATGGACGAAATCGCTGACCCACTTACCAACGCCATCGGAAACTTTTAATTTTTCTGTAATTTCTAGGATGCCGTCAGAATCAATTTGTTCATTAGTCTTTTTTCTGGCATAATTAAGAAATTTTTGTCTTTGTCCTTCGCGTTTTTCGGCAGTTTTAATATCACCTTTTTCGCGAGCTACTTTTGCCGCCTTTCCTGCTTTTCTGGCGGCTGAACCTGCTACGCCTTCAACGCCATTACTAGCCTCGTATCCGGAAATCTCGTCGAGGGTTTCAAATTCTTCGTTTGTTTCGCCATAATGAGTAATATTATGTTTTTTTCTCAATGCAGAATATTTTCTCATCGCATCAGCTTCATTATCAAAGTCATGGTGAACAGCCACACCCTTTCCATGATGCTGAGTAACTCTGTATGAATTTTTATTTTTTTGATTGATCGTTACGCCAGTAACCTTACCAAGGTGACTTGTGTCATCTTCTTCATATTCTTCTTGAAGAGTTTCCTCATAAACTTTTTCATCTTCATTTGGATCATAACCATGACGTTCGTCTTTACGACCAACAGTTTTAATATTGGTTGCTTGAAATACATCATCACCGTTACCGTTACGATCTTTTTGTTTAACGACGATGTGCTTGTCAACAAACTTCTTTTCGTCTGCAGAATTAGGCTTATAAACTTCTAGAATTTGTTTAAGAGTTTTCATCTTGATCTTCCTCTGTTTCTAATTGTTCTAAATCCTCGTCGCTAAATTCGTAATCTTCCAAGTCCTCGTCATTGTATTCAAAGTCTTCATCTTCCACATCATCTTCATCATATTCAACTTCGTCATTATTTTCTTCTGGGGTTTCTTGGTTTTCCGAATTACCAAACATGGCTTTAGCGACTTCAATTTTCTTTTGTGCTACAGCATCTAATACTTTTTGCCCCATTAATGCATTAAAAGCTGCAGAAATATCTACTGGCTTTTCTTCAACAGAAAGATCAATGATGTCATATGGTGTATATTGTTCGGGCATTTAAATCTCCATCAAAATATTTATAATTTATTGTTGTTGATTGGGCGCTGGTTGTTCTGGAGCCAATGGTGCTGGATTATATTGTGGAATTTCTAATTCAGCAGCAATTTCTTCATCTATTTCCTTAATGTCTTCGTCAGTTTGTTTCAAAATATTCTTACGAATCCATGTATTTGAAACATATCTACCAGCATAATCATCAATATTACGGAGTAGATTGACGCGATCAGTCATAATTTCAGATAGTTTCAATTCTTCAAAATGATTATCTTCGGCGAATTTGAATTTAATTTGATTTTTAAATTCAATCCAATCTTCAGAAGTAATGATTTGCTTTAGAATCAATTGACGTTCAAGAAGTTTTAAGAATAGAACTGAAAACTTTGATCTAAGGCGTTTGATAAATTTAGCAAATTTAACTTCGTCTCTTGAAATTTCAGTAGCTCTACCAAAATTAAATGTAGCGTCTGCTTGAAGTCTGGTAATTGGAACATTCAAAGACTTGTATAGTTTATTTTGGAAATACTCAACATCAGACATTTCTCCAAGATTTTGACCTGCATTCAATTGTTGAATTTCTGTACCTCTACCTCCTTCGCGGCGTGGGAGCCAGAAATCTTCAAGCATGGTCATAAACTTGCGGTCGTCTCTGATTTCGCCAGTTGTAGCATCGTATACAAGTTTATTCTTGAAGCGAACCATAATATCGCGGAGATATTGTTCTGCTTTCATTTTTGGCAAATTACCAACGTCAATATAGAATACTCTGCGTTCTGGGGCGCGAGAAATTCTATAAATGATTGTTGCGTCTTCTAGAGCGCGAAGTTGGTTTAGTGGTTTAATTGCTTTGTGAAGATATGAAAGGACCATATCTCCGTTGACGCTTGTTAAACCTGAAGTAACGTGGGCAATAGAATCTCTAGAAATTTTAAGTGAACCACCAGTTGCAGCATAAGAAGCTGTGCCTGGAGATTTATTGCTGAACCCTTTATCATTGTAAATGTAATATTCAGCATTAGTTTGCTGAATAGTCACATCATTTTTCATTTTCTTTTTGGTTACTTCTTTGACCTTGCGAATTTTGCGGGGATCAATGTAACGTAACTCTTTGATTCCTTCAAACGGAACTTTTTCATCAACGATTACATGATAATAGAGTCTACCATCAACATACCATTTGCGGAAAATTTCATAAGCATATGAATTAAATTCCAACAAACTAAGAATATTATTAAATTCGTTGGTAATTAGTTGCTTGATGTTGTCTGGTTGTTCCATTTCATCAAGAATGATTGAGACAGTTTTTTCTTCGTCATCAATAACGATAGCATCATTGACGATGTCGTCAATTGCGGAATCAACTTCTGGATGTAGGGACATATCTCTGTAGCGAGTAACAAGTTCAGCTTCAGATCTGATTGTTCCATCTAGATCAACGTATGTTCCATAAACACCACCAGCTGCAACAACCATTGCACCATCATCTTCAATTGGTGGTGCAAATGATGGTAACTCGCTTCTTTCAGAAACTTTTCTTTTAATTTCAAATCCAAATAATTCTGCCATTTAATTTCCTAAAAGTAAGGAGGCTAAACTTTCGCCTAGCCTCCTATAAAGCGCGAATAACAAAGAAGGCTCATTGATATTTATTTGTCGATTATTGGTTCTTTAGCCAGTAATCGAACGTAAATGTCACGTCGAATGTTTCCACCTGATCAGTTGCATTCCAGTCTAAACCGATTGCGCCGATTGAAACTGGGAACATTCCAACAAACTCATATTGAGCGATTTCTTCGCCAGCTTGTCCATATTGCGTAACAATAGCATTCTTCTTGTATGATTCTGGAACAGAAGAAATACGAAGGTTGCCAATGTTTTGGTTGATTGTTTGGTGCCAATCTTCCAATGCGTTACGGACCATAAAGTTTTCATCATTGATAACAGTTACTTGCCAATCTTCGAAAGTTCTGTCACCAGCAAGGCGAACTTTTCTTCCGAAATATGGAACTTCAACAACACCAACTGTTGAAGCTGGAATTTGTGCAGCTTGAATCATGAAACGTGTGTCTGTTCCAAGTCCCAAGATTGTAGCTTGGAAGAGCGTTGGTCTGGCTCCACCATTGACCATCGCTCCTCTAAATTGGTTGACATTAAAAGCCATCTGAATTCTCCTCTGGTATTATTAATTATTTATTAGAAATTACCAATGATTTCATCAAACTCAACACCAGTTCTGACTGCAACGAAGTTCAACTGGATGAAGTTGATGCTTCTAGCTGGCTTAATGTAGATGTCGCCGACAAACTCGTTGCGATCAATAACTTCACCAGTGTTATTTGATGTATCGCAGATAACACGGAAGTCATAGATACCACGACGACCTTGAACGTCACGAAGGAATGGTTCGACAAGACCTCTGAATTGTGCTCTTGTGAACTCATCGTTGAACTCGAAGAGAGTGAACTTGGCAGCTGTAGCAATTGCCTTTTCGAGGACGATGAAGAGACGGCGAACGTTGATTCTATCGAAAGCACTTGGCTTTGATAGAAGTGTCTTATCGCCGAACAACACAGTTCCTTGACCTGGGAATGTTACGACTGGGTTGACTCCATTCTTGTAGAGTAGATCACGTTCAGTTTTGTTTGGGTTCCAAGCAAGCTTGACGATATTCTTGATTTGACCGCGATTGAAACCACCTGGAGAATACCATGGATCGTTTGTTTGGTCTGTACGAGCGCAGAGACCAGCAATGTCACCATTTAGTGGGATATAACGGTAAACGTCATTGTACTTGTCATATTGATACTTATAACCGCTGTCAAGAACTGCATAAGAAGTTGAGCGATTGATTGCATTTCTGAATGCAACAACATCAGAAGCTTGATCTCCCGAGCCATTCACAACGTCTGCTTTATCTGGCGAAGCGAACACAACGCAATCCTTGCGGCTTTCTGCGATGTTGTCGATTAGATAAGCAGCAAGTTGTGCGCCACCACCTGATCCACGGGCTTTACCTTGTAGAACTAGCGAGATGTCAATTTCTTCAGCAGAAGCAAATTTGTCATATGCGTTGGTTAGAATATTGATTGGAACAACATCTTCAGCATCACCATCTTGTCCTAGAACAAAAGAAAGTGTTTGTGGGACATAGTTGGTTGAACTTGCAATTGTTGCAGCATTTGCAGAAGAAGAGTTTGAACGATCATTGATATTATAAACGTAATTTGATGTATCGTTAATTACTGTTCTGTAGTAATTTGCTGCACCGTCTTTTGTTTTTGCATCAGTCGCTCTTGAAAGGTTCTTGTATGCTTCTAGAACAGTTCCTGGAACGCCTGTAAATTTGCCATCTTCATCAGAAATTACAACATGAACTTCGTCTACTGCTGATGTATTTCCGAAATTTTGTACATACTCAGAAGTTCCTGGTGCAGCATCAACAACGTTGTAGAATTCCCAATATCTGGTGATTGATGTGCCAGTGGTAATTGCTGTGCTCAAAACGTATGGATCAGCAAAATTTAGCTTTACGTTCGCGCCATCAACTGTTTTTGAAGTAACTTTTAGTGTTTGCTTACCGATTGTTGTGTTGCCGAACTCAAAATAATCACCAACTGTGATCAATGCAGCGTTACCAGTTGCTGCACCAGCACCACCGAAGTTTAGATTTGCAGTGTTTGAACCAACACCGATATTGACTGAAGTTAGTCCTGAGAATGTTGATGTATAAGCATTACCAGAATCGCAAACAGAAACTTTTAGTGAGTTGCCGAGAGAACCTGGGAAACGTGCAACGAACACAACACCACCAGTTGCTAGTGAAGGAAATGTTTGAGCAGCAAAGTGTGATTCATTTTTTACAACATAAGATGACAATTCAACTGTATTTCCGATTAGTGCAGAATCAGTTGTTGCGATAGCATTGAAAACGCTGTTTGGGCTATCTGTCATTGATGTTGATGATAGATTTGCGGTTGTGTTAGCTGCTCTTGAAACATAAAGAGAATTTCCGTATCCCAAGAAATTTGCAGCTGTGAACCATGTTTCAGCATTATGGCTTGATGGCTTGCCAAATCTTCTTGCAAGAGTAATTTCTGAGTCGATTAGGGTGGCTTGATCTACTGGACCCCATAAAAACACGCCAGCAACTGCACCAGTTGATGTTGATACGGCTGGAACAACCGTAGTCAAATCAATTTCTGTTACATTTACTCCTGGGCTTAATTGAAACGCCATTTGTTATCTCCTTGATGTAGGGTTAACCGATTTAATTGTATTTATTATTTTAAGAGGCTTGACTAAAAGGAGACAGTCCAAGGCTTAGGTTCATCCTCAAAACCATCATCGTATACACCGAATGGAAGAACCTCATCGTCAATCATTTTTTGATTTTCTTCATATAACACTTTTCTTATATCGCTATCTGTTACTTCCTTAAAATAAGGTTGTGCTGTAAGCCAAGCAAACAACACACAACACATTACTAAATCATCATGACCTTCTTCAGCTTCATAAGAATTTCCCTTTTGAGAAAATCTTGATAACTCTTGTATTGTGTCATAATCATTCAATATCAACTGATCTTTTTCTACAAGAGTTTTCAAATTAGCACAACCAATTCTTTTCACTTGTTTTGTTGTGCGAACGCCGAAATGAAGAGAACCGTTAAATCCTCCGCTGAGGGTTTGTCCGTCTCGTCCGTTATTAGTTGTAAATAAAATAAACTCATATTCTAGATCATGGTGAAGAATATCCGCAACCTGTTGTCCAATGTCATTAGTTTCAACAAGCACCATTGCATTATTATAGTGAGTGGCTGCAGCATAAATGATATTTGGGTAGAGTAGAGGCGAAATCATATTGTTTTTATAAACAGCACATACTTGATATGGTGGTTTTGATTTAAATACCACAAAAGCCGAGTAATCACCACCATTACCCCTTGACGTATCAACCACAATAGTATATAATTCATTTTGTGATGGTTGATGATAGATCTTAAGATTATCCTGAGACAATATTGGTGTATGAAATACCAAAGCTCTAAGTTTTGAAGGATGAATTAGTGTATTTGACGATCCAAGGAACTCGCACTCAAATTCAACTCTAAATTGATCTTCAGAAGTGTTTCTGACTTGTTCTTCTTTCCACTTTTCATCTCTTCCAGGAACATTTGACCAGTGAACATTGACTCTGGCGTAGTTATTTCGTCCTTCTTCAGAGTCTACCCAAATTTTGTAGAACAAATTTAGTCCATTTGGTGTTGAAGTGATCAAAACCTTCGAAGATTTACCTGATGAAATCGTTGGATACACTGATGCGAAGAATTCTTCCTGAATATTTGAAGGAACGAAGGCAAACTCGTCAAGATAAATCAAATTAAACGATCCACCGCGAACAGCGGACGAAGAAGTAGCGGCTGCAAGGATCTTTGAACCATTTTCAAGTTCAATATTACCCTTGTTCCACTCTTTTACGCCCATCTGCATGTATTTTGGGAGATATTCGAACATCAATTGAATGCGCGAAAGGATTTCTCTCGCTTGCATCATCTTGTTTGCTAGAATTGCTACGTTGAAGTTCTCGGTAAAGAGAATTTTCCAAAGCATGTAAGCTGCCACAGTGGTTGTTTTACCAACCTGACGGGGCATTTTACAAATTACGTATCTATTTGCCTCGAAGGCAAGAACCATTTCCTCTTGAAACTCCCAAAGTTGGAAGTGCACAAGACCTTTATCAACGTTTACGATTTTGCAGTAGTTTTTGATAAAGTAAATTGGATCTTTGGAACACTTGACATATTCAGATAGTTCAAGTGGACTCCATTCTATAGGTACGTTTGCTCTTTTTAAATTCGGATTACCGAGATAGGTTTCTGACATTACTCTTCTGACTTCATATTTTTTAACATTTTCTGTAATTCAGCTGTAGAACCAACAAAAAGATTGTTTGTGACGTTTTTCTTTTCTTCTGCTTGACCAAGAATATCTTTTTTCTTTTTGCTCAATTCCAAAAGGTCTTTGTTTGCTTGGGTCAATGAATTTATAAGGGTTGCAACAACCTCAAACGCTCTTGGATGTTGTGATTGATCAGCGATTTCAACCATTCGGTTCAATGCTTCTTGACCGTTCATTAATATACCGTGTAGATTTGCTCTTGCAACATCAAAATCTTCTTCTGCTTGAGAAGGAACAGAGGCTACAATATCATTGCTGATTGGTACAAGATCAAGAGCTCTTTGTAGTTTGTCATTATCCATGTTAAGCCTCTTCAAATTGAATTATGAAACCATAATTATCGTCAACTGTTATTCCGTCAACAGAAATACTCAATGAAGAATTTGAAGTTGGTAAACCATTAGCCAGTAAACCTGGTTTCACAGTCAAATATTCTAAAGTTGCTGTATTTCCGATACCTTGCTCGATAGTATTTGTGGTTGGTACCTTGAAATTTGTAGTAGCAATTTTGATGACTTTTTGTTTCTTGACTGGACCAAAGATGTAACCTTTTAGAACAAAACTCAAATTCCAAATAAGAGTTCTTCTTTCTGTAAAATTTCCATCATAAACGTCTTGCATTTCAACAGAATCAAGAATTACTGGGATGTCATATTTGATGTCAAGTTCTGGAACAAGGTTTAGAGTTGTTGTCCACTCTGGTGTAAAGAAAGGAAGTATCTGTTCTAGGATTCTATTACCATCTTCGGCGTTCTTTACCATAATATTCAAATTAAGGAATATGTTGTATGGGACTGGGTTGTATTGAAATTTTTGTTGGTCTTTTGATGAAGAAGTTAAAGAAGCAAATCTATTGACCGTGTTCAACTTTCTTGCTGGATCATATTCCATACCAGTTATTTCAAATGACATAATTGGTAATTGCATAGCTACTGGGCGTGTTAGTGTTGGGTCGCCTTGCAACCTTGACAACATCTTTTCTTTTGGAGCATATGTCAAAGGAATCTTTAATGTTTGAACTGTTTCGCCGTCAGCATTTGTTCTGTTGATGTAAACGTCGTTGAACAGAGTTCCAAACAATATGATGTATTTTCTGATGGTGCCATAATACCAAGTTTGATTGAACATTAGTATGTTCCTCCCTCGGAGAATGGATCTTTCTCAGAAAAATCTATGAAATTATCACCTTCTGTTTGAATCTCGCTATTGTCAGCAAAAATATCTCCAGCTTGGGTATCTATATCATAACCAGATTGAACGATAGGAAACCCATCAAAGTCTGTGAGTGTTTTACCATCAGAAGTTTTGATAGAATAACTTACCATATCAAGAGAATAATTTCTTTCAATTGAATCAATGTCAGCTATTCCAGTGTTAAATCTTTCTCCAGAATATTCAAACAGTTCACACTGAATATCCCACATTTGTAAAGCGCCCAATTGGTAAAATACAGATTCGTGTTCTACGAATTGAATTTGGAATAACTTTTTATTCAGAGGAAAGTAAATGATATCACCTTCCTGTGGTCTTATGATAGATTCTTTTTCTCTGGTTACTTCATTATAGAATGTTCTTCTGGCAACTGTAAATGTTATTTGATCTCTAATTTGCAAATTGAATTTGGACATAAAGTCGCCATCACCAGCAAATCCTTCAACATTCTTAATATACATTTCAAGATAATAATTAGAATTAAATTCAGCAACAGGAGATTGCCCGAAAACTTCATCTAAATTTGATAAGGTTCTAGGAAGATAATAAACGTCGTGACCATATATGCGAATTGATTCAATTACAAGATCTTCAATTAAACCTTGTTCATTACTTGATTGAAAATTATTAAAATATACGGAAGTTGCCATTAGTTGATCATATCCATAACTGGCATTGAATAACTATTGATCATTTCTTGTTCCATCTTCTCGATCTCTTCAACAGCATCATTGTAGATTTTTTCACCGTTGAATTGAACTCCGCCTGGAAGCTGAAGACCAGTGAATTTGGTTAAATTTGTTCCCCATTGCTTTTTGATCAAAGCGGTTGCATATCTTGATAACCAACGATCGCCCCATGCATCAGTATATTCTGCTGGGTCAATAACTTCATAGGCTTCAACAAGGAAATATTCCCCTGTGCTTACTTTATCCCAGTCAATATCAATATAAAGACGATCTCTGTGTCTTGTATAACGGATCATTTGCTTACCGACAAGCATCTCAGAAATAACTCCAAGATGAGTCATTACCATGTAGTATGGTACCATTGAAATGGATGTAAGAGTGTAAAGATCATTCAAAGCAATTTGATAACGTATATTGAACAAATCTTGCGAACCAATTGATGGATCAGAAACTGGGAATATTGAAACCGCTCCGATAATATTTTCTGGCAGCGTAATGTATTTGTTCGCTTTGTCTGCATCAGTAATTTGATGCTTGTAATAAATCTTTTCAGAACCGTCAAAGTGATAGTCCCAATAATACTTAATTGCTTCGTCAATACGATCTTCTACTTGGTCATCATCAACGTTGATTTCGATGACTGGTTTACCTAGCTTGCGTAGGCAATATTCTTTGAATTCTGCTCTTGTAGTAGGAACTGCCATGGATACACCTATAGATTTTTAATTATTTATATTATCTACTTAATATGCGTTTCAAGTAACCATCGATGATTGTTTTCATGTTGTTCGTCATCTCAAGATAATCAACATCAGTAACTTTTAGTTTCCCTATGTACTTTTTATCTGTCATATCAAGCCCAACATTTTGTGCTCCTGGGACGAGAAAAGAGTGAACAAATTTTTTATTAGAGCCCTCGAGCTTGTATTTGTTTGCTATATCGATTGCTTGGGAAAAGTTCATATGTTCGTTTTTCCAGAACATTGTGCCGTTTAGTTTGTTGAACCTCGTTTTGTATCCATACATTTCTGGGTCAATATCTATTGGACTAAGTTTTCTTTTTGGTGTTGTTGTTTTATCTGATATTGCCAACGGAAACCAAGAAGCTCCATCAATAAAATCACAATTGATAATGTATTCTTGGCTTTGATAACAGCTATCAACAGTTTCATGCGGTAACCCAACGATCATATTGATTCCGTTGTATATTGTATTATTACTCTTTTCTTTGAATTCTCTCAATTTACCAAGAATCCGATTAATATCCCCCATCTTTTTTACTGCCATTCTAGTTTTATAGTTGAAACTTTCTATGCCAAAATTTGGCGCCAGCAAACCAGTTTCAATTAATAAATCTATTTGTTCAGGGAATGTACACAACAATTCAGGTTTCACATATCCAGACCACTTTAGTTGGAATGGAAGAGAAGAAATCAATTTTGCTATTTGTTCTAGTTTTTGCGTAGAATCGTTAAATGTGTCGTCTGCAAAAACGTAGTTGGTTACTCCATACAGTTCATAGTTTCTAAGAAGTTCTTCTTTGAAATTGTCGAAATTTCTTATATAATCTAGTTTCTTTTTCCCCTTCATCGGGAAATTACAAAAAGCACACTTAAATATACAACCCCTTGAAGCTTCAGTTGGTAAAGCCTCGTAATGCTGTATATAATCTTCTGGCTTCCAAATGTTTAATAGGCTTGATGATTCGTATGGATAATCAACATTTCCATCGATTATATTTGCGCCTGACATTTTTATGCTGTTAGTTTTTTCGTTGATATAATCAAGATATGCTAACAGCGCATTTTCGGCGTAACCTGCAATACAAAAATCAATGTAGTTTGATTCTAATGGTAATATAGAAGATTGTCCACCAAGAACTATCTTTAAATTTGGAAACTTGGATTTTATTTGCAGAAAAATATCAGAATATTGGTCCCAAAATGATTGCGGAAGATATACAGTGGACAATCCCAATATTTTAGTTTTTTTATTGACAAGAGAATTTAATATTGAAAATATGGTTTCCCTACTATAGAAATCACAAAAATCTACCGCTCTTACTGAATATCCTTTTGATTCAAGAAATGTTCTAAGTCTGGTTGGTCCAAGATTTCTGAAAAAACTAAAAGCCTCGTCATACTTTCTCAATGAGATCAAATCTTTGTGTGGGTTGAATAATCGACTCGCGCCAGACAAAATCACACAATCATAATAATCCATAAATTACTATTCCCAAATACGAATCACATATGACGCTTCAGAACATGTTAGATTCAATGTTTCGCCAGCTGAAAATTTTAACATATGAAATGGACCTCTTTCGTTTCCATTAATAGAAACAACGCCTTTAGCGACGAAAAAATAAGTTTCTTTTTGGTTTAGCGGGAAAGTAAAAGATTGACCAGTTTCAAATTTGTATAATTCTCTGTTGTAAATAATATTTTTTTCTGGAAATAAACTAATTATTGTTGTATCGTCTTCTAAAGAAGTGCACTTATATACGGTTTTGCTTCTTGTAGTGTTTATTGGACTACCGCCAACGTGTATTTTTGGTTCATGTTTAGAATTTTCTGATAAAACAGAACCACTAACAACTACAGAAATCAAATGATCATAAACTTCATAATCGTTTAATGTTGTATATGCCGGAACCCAATCAGGTGAAGCTTCCATATACCATATTGAATTTTGTCTCAATGAAGAAAGATAACTTGCAGTAAAATCTGCATATTGAATATTTTGTCTGTACATGTATGTTGTTTGATCTGGCATGTTAACCTCTATTGTAAATCGACAAATAATAATCGTTTTTCTTTATGTTAAATTGTCGGTAAACATCATCAACATCCTTGTCTAGATATTGTAACCAGTCAATTGAAAACAAATTTGTTTTTGCGGATTTTCCGTTTTTATATGCTTCTAATGCAACTTTAAACGGGCTTAAGTTTTTTCTTCTTAAGCACTCGGCAAATGTTGCTGTTATGAAAATTAATTTTACTGCTGGTATTTTCATATGATGCCACGCAAACCCGTGGACCCCAATTTCTCCGTCAAAATTTGCACCATAACGTAACATTGCATGATACAAATCGTGTTGGACTCCAAGTTGTTGTAGAAATCTAATTGTTGATCTTGATCTTACTCTGTTGTAGTATGCCATTTTTATAAGTTTTCGCTTTGTTCTTTCTCTTTTTGTAGCAAAAAACTGTCTTTTTACATTATGGTAATCAAAATCTTTTTCGGCGTACATCAAATTTTGTTCGATAAAATTATAGTACATTTTGCCGATTGTGTTTTCAGGAAGAGACTTTAAATATTCATGATCCTTTAATTTTTGTTCAAGGAAACAGCGACGTTCATTCATAATTTTTGCACCATCATTCATTAACATCACTTCATCTTTAAATTTTATTCCATTTGGCCACATTGTTCCAGTATAGATAATCAAAGCGTTTTTCGCGGATCCTTTTGTGTAAGGCATGAAAATATTTTGAAACAATGCTATAAGAGCATCATACCAAGCAAAAATAATTCCTGCCCATGCAACTATTTTTTTCATTCCCACATCCTTAATACGTAACACTGTTCTATACAGTTTATTTCTACAATTTCGTTTGGTTCATATTTAATCATGTCAAATGCTTGTGTTTGTTTACCGTTTATTTTCACTTTTCCTTTAGCGACGAAACAAAAAGATTCGCTGGAAACAACAGGAAATTTAATACTTTCCCCAGAATTTAAACTGGCCAAGCTTCTTTGGTATATTATTTTTTTGTTCGGAGTTATGCAAACGCTTTCTGTATTATTTTCTAGTGTTGTTATCTTGTATCTTCCCTTGCTTCTTGTCATATGCATGCCTTGACCAGCAACGTATTTTACGGAATGATGTCTTCTTGATTCTGTAGACATTTTTCCGCTTATCAAAAGAAATATACAATTATCCCAAACATTATATTCAGCGTGTTCTCCTTCTGAATATGGGTAAGGTTCCGCCCATTCTGGTGATGTTCCTTCGTACCAAACGGAACCTTTTTTTTCAGCATGCAAATAACTGATAGTAAAATCTTCAAAATTTAAAAATTGTTTAAACATATAACATTTATCAACCGCCACATTTTACTCCATTATTAATTATTTTTAAATTCAGCCAGAAATTCTGCTTCCAGTCGTTTTATATCTTCATATAGTTGTTTTGCTGGAGTTATTGTCGATTCGCTATATTTTGATGCGTCAATGATTTTTGTTGTGCCAACCAATCCCATCAATTTTAAATTTGGATTTTTTTCCATTTTCCATTGTTCTTGTGGCGCGTATCTGTTGATATATTCGTCTATGTCAACAATATCTTCCGATGGAGCTGTCAAATTAAATGTATGACAACTTAGAGAATTATTTGAAGGAATGTATTCTACAAGTATGCTATTCGTTATGACATCAAAAGATTTAATACTGTATGTATAGTTTTCCATGTTTATTCCCTTTAGTTTTGCCCATTCCCCGGAAGGAAAATTTCTTGTCCGCCGTTTTCTATGTAATCTTTACATCGCTGGACTTCTTGCGTTCCTCTTAAAATGTGGTCATCATGTAAACTAAAATGTAGATTGGATACCCAAATTCTTAGTTCTTCTGGTAATTTGTCATAACACTCCATTACAATTTGCATTCTTTTTATATTCATATTAATATTTATCTGAACTGAGGTCCAGATATCCAAATAACTAGCGTTTTCCTTGTACCCTTCGTGACTGGAGTGACTCTGTGCAACATATAAGAAGGAAAGGCAGCAAGAAACCCCTTTTCTTTTTTCAAAATTAATGGATTTTTTGAGTTCATTAACTGAAATTCGCCTCCTTCATATTCTGTTGGGTCGCTTAATTGGAGAACCATAGAAAGCTTTCTCGGAGAATTTGCATTTTTATTGTTAATTGCATCTACGTGCCAGTCATAGTGACCTCTCGTATCACCGTCGTAAACTGTATATTGAAAATCCTCGACGAAACCAGAAAGATCAAATTGAAAAAAACGAGAATTTAAATTTCTTGCAATATATGCAATTTTCTCATATAACCAATGAGTGTCTTCGTTTAATTGAATCCAAGAAACACGGGATTCTCTGAATTCTTTAAAATCTTCCTCTAGAGATTTTCCAGTTATTGACGCCTTTTTAGGTATAAGTTTTTCACCATACGATACAATTTGTTGCAATTCAGATTCTGTAAATCCATTTTCCCAATATGCAAAATCTTCAGTCAAATTAGGGTTTATAGAATGAGCAAAATTATACACAGACATTATTTCTTTTCCCATAATTTGTTTCTGTATGTACTTTCATGACTTTTTAGTTTTTTTCTTGTTAGATCAAGATTTTGCAAATCAATATTTGTCATACAAGAATTCTTATTTTTCTTGATTAACGTTGATCTTTTTATTGGTATTGCTTGAACCAATGGAGTTCCAGCTTCAATGATTCCATGGAAATTTGGTTGATTGAAAACGAATGGGAAATTTATATATTCAAAATATTTGTCGCAATCAACAAATCCACTCATTACTGTAAATCTTGGGTCTGGTCTGTTCAAAGGTGGAACGAATAAAATAGAATAATCAGCAGGACATTTAATTATCCAATAGTTCAAAAATTTTATTGGTGGTTTTGGGAAATTTGGGTTTGGTTTTTTTTCTGTGTGTATTTGATTCATATTGTGATTTTCTATAATTGGTTTATAAAATTCCCAATTATAATTAACTACAGAAGCATCTTCATTTGTTTTTATTTCAACATCTGCAGCAAGAGGAATAATCCAACCAGCACTCATCGCGTCAAAAAAAGGATTGCATCTTTTTATCGTCGAAGATCGTAACCCTGGACCAGTTTTCATAGGAAGAGATTTATACCAGTCGGGGATTAATTTTCTTGCTGGATATGGTTCCGGTATTACTCCTTGATCTTCTGGGTGACACAAAAATTCAATTTCGTTGTTTTTAAACAGAGACTTGAACATAACAACCTTTCCATTATTGATTAGCCCATGATATAGTTATAGTTGATGTTGCTGGGTTTGCTGTTCCGGGATCACCATCGATGCCATCAGTTCCATCTGTTCCGACTGTTCCAATCGACCCAGAAGGATTCCCTGCAGCGCCTCCATTTCCGCCCGCTCCGCCCGCTCCACCATTTCCTGCAGCGCCACCATTTCCATTAACGCCAACTGTTACGCTGTATACTGTAAAGGGTTTGACAGAAATACTTGGTTGAGTATTGGCTGACACATTAGGCGCATTTCCTGCCGCCACTGTTGTTCCTGTTGCGGCGTTTCCTATTGTCCCAAGCGTACCAAGAGTTCCAGATACTGCGTTTCCTGGAGTTCCAGCTGTCCCAACTCCACCAGCGTTACCAGTTCCACCAGGATTAGCATTTCCTGCGGCGTTAGCGTTACTGTTAGAACCAGAACCAGCTGCGCCACCATTGCCTGCGGCTCCAGCGCCAGAACCGCCCGACCCAGCAGATCCAGCCGTTCCTGTTGATCCTGGGGCAGCTGATGGAGGTTTTCCTGCGGTATATCCAGCGCCGCCGCCTCCACCGCCTCCACCGCCTCCACCGCCTCCGTCTGTAGAAGCAACGGCTGCATTACCAGTTCCGCCAGGTCCACCAGGTCCACCAGGTCCACCATTACCTACTGCTGTTGTTCCTCTTGTTCCTGCCGTCCCACCAGACCCACCAGGCGCATTCCATATGGCTCCAACTGTGCTTGGATTTCCAGCGTTTCCGGCTGATCCATTGTTGCCGAGGGAACCAGAACCCCCTTTTTCCCCAATTCCTCCGTCATTTCCTGATGTTGCGGAATTTCTCCCACCAGCGCCACCAGCGCCAGCGCCACCTCCACCACCAGCGCCACCTCCGTCATAAGTAGTTCCATCTCCTCCTGCGCCACCAGCGCCGCCATTTCCGCCAGATGGAGCATTACTGCTTAATGCAGAAGGTCCTCCGGTTCCTGCTGTTCTTCCGCTTCCTGCGTTTCCTGCTGCTGCTGCTCTGTTTAAAGCAGCAGCAGGATTTCCTGGGCTTCCAGCCGAACCACCTGAAGCAGCTGCAGCTCCATTAGAATTTCCAGTTGAGGAAGAACCTCTTGGTCCTCCAGCGCCGCCATTGCCACCATTTCCCGCTGGATTTGCATTTCCTCCTGCACCAGTGCCACCGGTGCCACCTCGTCCGCCTCTTCCACCATATCCAGCAGTTCCAGCATTACCACCATTTCCGCCTCTGCCACCATAACCAGTTATTGATATATCTCGAACTTGAAATGGCACGGTCCAATTAGTTGTGCCTGTTCCGGCTGGAAATGTGATGCTTCCTGCATTAACTCTGGTTTTTTGTAATAAGGCAATAGATCCTGGCATTTTTATAGCTTTATTAATTGTGGTAAATTGCTATTTTTAATATTTTCCAATCCTATGATATAATTTCTTGTAATATTGAAATCTGAGTCAATTTCGTCCCAAGTCACAAACGGAAATTTTTCAAATTTTGCGTTTGGATCATTAGGAAACCAAGTATTCAAAGATTCAAATACGTCTTGGTGCGCGTCTGGATCCCCATAATGAAGATGTATGAAATTGTTTCTTCCCAAATTTTCCCTCATCCATCTCAAAGCATCAAGACAATCTCCTCCTTCCGGTCCAATTCCAGTGTATAAATGTATTCCTTTGACTTTAATGATCATTATTTTTCTCCTGTGCTTATGCTACGTTGGCCATTGAATGTGCGCCAAGATAAGTTGTGCCACCATCAAATGTCATAAACGTAAATACATCTCTTCTGTTCACAGTGCCAGAAACAACTGGTGTATCACCGTAAGACCACCTAACAGAAGCTGGCCAAGTAATATCCGCGCTTCCGGTTGCTGGTTGTTTGAACACAACTGTAAACATTTGTGCTGTACCAGAAGCCGGAGGATTTGAGAATGTAAACACGCAAGTGCTTCCGTTTGTTCCGGTCAAAGTAAATATATTGGAATTTGCAAGATTGCATGTATATGCTGTTGTTACAGTTGCGGAATCAACATACTCTTTGTATGATTTTAATTTTGGGGCGACTATATGATTGTTGTTAAGAGCTATGTTTGCTCCAGCAGTCAAAACACCATCAACGTCCAAGGTTCCGGATATATTAGCAAATCCAGTGTGGGTGATACCAGCTGTATTAACCACAAAAGAAGTTCCAACTGTATGAGAAGAAGCATTAACAAACCCAGAAATGCTAGTATTACCAACAACTTGAAAATCGTATGTTGGAGAAGATGTACCGACGCCGAAATTACCGTTGCTTATAAGAGCAAGCCTGATAGAACCAGTATTTCCTGTTTCTCCTATTGCTACCGCATTTGTGTACCAATATTGTTCTGTTACTGGTTCGGCTAGTGTAGTGCCGCCGCCATATCTTAAGATATTTTTAGTTTCGCTACCAGAAGTATAAAATATTACCGAAGTTAAATTGTTTCCAGCATAATTTTTACCATATATTCTAGTCGAGCGAACAGTGTTTGCTATTCCGGGATCGCCTTGAGAAAGTGTTAAAACGGAACTGGTGCCTTCTATAGTCAAAGAACCATTTGATGATATGCCGCCAGAACCGACTGTGGCAGAATTGTATGCTGTTAAATATTGAGATTCAATATCTCCTGACTGCCCGCTTAGTCTGATATTATATGATCCGCCTACAGCTGTGTTGGCGAATTGTAGAGCAGAACCATTTCCTGTTAAACTTGTGTTATACGTTTGAGAATTTGCAACAAACGAAAACGCATTAACTGTTCCAGTAGTATAAACACCAGTGGCATTTGCCACAACAGATGTACCAACATTCGCTGATGTTGTGACATATAAAGTTGATGTGTTTACTCGATTTACAACATTTAGTGCTGTAGCGTTTACGAGAGTTGAGTTCGCAGTAAATGTAGTTCCAACTGTATAAGAAGAAGCATTTACTTGATTTACAACATTTAGTGCTGTAGCGTTTACGAGGGTTGAGTTCGCAGTAAATGTAGTTCCAACTGTATAAGAAGAAGCGTTTACAGTACCAGTTGTGTATACGCCAGTAGCATTTGACGTAAAGGTTGTGCTTATTCCGATGGAAGAAGAATTAAGTACTGAATTTACACTAGAATTACCAATAGCAATTACTGTTGAGTTTATTATAGCGCCATTTGTTGTTGCGATTGTTCCTACTGTATGAGAAACTGCATTTATGGTGCCAGTATGATATGCTCCTGTTGTATTAGCAATGAAGTTGGTGCCAACAGTTAACATGGCAGAATTTACGTTATCTGACACGTTAACAAATCCAGTAATTGTTGTATTACCGGCAGATAATGTTGTTCCGATGGTGGTTGAAGTTCCGACGGCTAAAGAAGTTCCAATATTTCCAAATCCGGTGTGCGTTACACCAACCGTATTGGCGGCAAAATTTGTCCCTACTGTATGAGAAGAAGCATTTACAGTACCAGTTGTGTATACGCCAGACCCGTTCGCAATAACCGCAGCCCCAACAGCAAAAGAAGATGAATTTGATGCGACGTTTACAGTAGAGTTACCGATATTAATTGAAGTTGTTGTCAAATTAACATTCGCCCCAACATTCAATGCTGTAGAAATATTCGCTGTTGCTGGAAGTCTTGCAGTATTCAGAGTTCCTGTAGTGATATTATCAGCATTTCCTGAATACGCTACTGTGACAACATTTGAGTATGTTGCACCATCGTTTGTTATTTCCCAAGCATCAGTTGTTTCATTCCACCTAACAAAAACGTTGGCTGAAGAACCGCGATTTACTTCTATACCAGCATTTTCAGTTGGCGCTGTTGCGCCAGAAATATCGGAATTTAGAGTAATAATATTGTCAGCTACGTTTAATGTTTGGGTGTTAACAGTTGTAGTTGTACCATTAATAATCAAATTGCCAGAAACGATAACGTCTTTAGAGAAGGTAGCATTACCAGTCACAGCCAGAGTATTTGATAACGTAACAGCACCAGTAATTGCTACTGTATTAGAAAATGATGCGTTTCCATTAACAGAAATTGTGTTTGAAAGGGTTGTATTTCCAAGAACCGATAGGGTGCCGTCTGTGTCAATAGCAGTTGAAGTAATTACCGTATTTACAGATGAATTGCCAACGTTCAATTGCGTAGTTGAAAGATTTACATTAGCGCCAACATTAACGCCAATTGATGCGTTCGCAGTTGTTGTGTTTATGCCACCATTGAGCGAAGTTAATCCACCAACACCTACAGTATTAGCAAAAGTAGCTGCTCCAGTTACGCCAAGAGAACCATTTGTAGTAATACCGGAAATTGTGACGTTGGCAAAAGAAGTAGAGTTGCCAACTCTTATTGTTGATGTATTAACGACAACGTTTGATCCAACATTAATAGACGTTGAATTTACAAATGTATTTACGGTTGAGTTCCCAATATTAATTGAGGTATTGACTGCTAATGTTGTAGAAATTGTTGTCGCATTTAAATATGCGGCTGGATAACCATTAAATTCTGTAGATGTTATTGTGACGTTTACGGTTGAGTTTCCAACAGCGATTGTTGAAGTATTGACAACAACGTTTGATCCTACGGAAAGAGAACTGTCAGAAAAAAGATTGTTTCCAAAAAGATTCCAGCGGTTTGTTGTGTTACCGAGATAATATGAATTAGATTGTGGTACTATATCGCCAGTCGCGATTTGATTGCCAACAGATTGAGTTGTTCCAGAAACAACCAAATTTCCAAAAACTTTCAAATCCCCGGAAACATTTGCTGAACCAGTGACCGTCAAAGTTGTATCTGGGTTTGTATTACTAATACCAACTCTATTATTCACAGCGTCGACAAATAATGTTCCACCGTCAACATTAACATTGCTGTTTAGTGTTGTAATTCCAGCAACTGTGAGTGCTGAACAAGCATTAATATTACCAGTTACGTTTGCAGTCGTTGCAACTTGTATGCCGTTTTTGACAACGAAATCTTTATCAATAGCCATTAGAGTTCCCTCTCCCTCTTTGTATTTTTTATCTTGTTACTTGAGGATTTATTGTTACAATACCTTCAACAATTCTTGTGATTGAACCGGATGTTGTTTGCACAACTTCACAATCATAAACATATCTTCCTGAAGTCAAATTGGCTGTTGCATTGGCAGTCAAAGATAAATTAACAATACCATTAATAGCGTTTGCGACTGTTGCAGTAAATGCCGTTGAGTTGGTTGATGTGTAATGTTTGCGAATCATCGAATTAGCAGTATAACCTGTTAAGTCGATGATGTCGCCGTTCGTATATTTTGCGATCACGTTCACACTATAAGTTGTGCCTTGGTCTATAAACAAATTTTGTTTATTTGCCATATTACATATGCGTCCTTGTTACTTTAATTGTATAAGCAGTTGTATCTACTGCAGTAAATTTGAGTTCGACATTAGCATTATTTATCGCAGCGTCAAATGTTCCAAGCGATGAAACGTTGAACACTTCGCCGTATTTCGAAAGGGAAACGGTTGTTCCGTCATGAATTGCCATCAATTCGATTGTGTGAACTGTGGAAGCTGATGCGTTTCTAATACCAACAACATATCTAGCGAAGTTTCCTTCAGATTTAGGAAAAGAGTCAACAACTGTTTGAGTTATGCTTGATGTTGTTGCTAAATTTGAAGCAAGAACTACAGTATTTGAACCAAACTTAACTGTTCCATCAGTGTCGACTGCGGTTGATGTGACTACAGTATTTACTGTAGAATTACCGACGTTGATTTGTGTAGTCGAAAGATTTACATTGGCACCAACATTGATAGTTGTTGCGTTTGCAGTTGTGGTTGTGACACCACCATTTAATAGAGTAAGACCGCTTACATTTGCTGTACCAGTTACTGTAAGCGCAGCATCTGGTGTTGTATTGTTCACACCAACTCTGTTATTTGTGGCATCAACAAACAGTACACCAGAATCAAAATTAGAATTACCATTGAAAGACTGAACTATACCATTTAACGTCACATTCGCGCTTGATGTAAATGTAACATTTGTTGTAATTGCACCTGTTCCAATATCAGTATAAACTGTGCTATTACCAACTCTGATTGTTGTGGTATTTGCAAGAATATTTGAACCAACTGTTACGTTAGCTGAAGCATTAACGAAAGTAGAATTTAATCCACCGTTTGTATTTGATACACCAGTAACTGTAAGAGTATTGGCGAAAGTAGCTGCACCTGTAACACCAACAGTATTTGAGAATGTTGCCGCACCAGTTACACCAATTGTTCCTGTAGCATTAATGCTCGAAGAATTGATGACTGTATTTACAGTAGAATTGCCTATTGATAGTGTTGTTGTATTCAACGAAACATTTGCTCCAACATTTAGAATTGTTGAAGCATTAGCTGTAGTTGTGTTAATTCCACCATTTAATAGTGTCAAACCAGTTACTGATAAAGTATTAGCTAAAGTTGTCGCCCCAGTAACTGAAAGCGTTCCATTTGTAGTAATACCAGCAGCGGTTAAAACAGTATTTACTGTAGAGTTACCAACCCAAATTGTAGAGGTATTTACAAGAACATTAGCTCCAACTGTTACGTTAGCAGAAGCATTTACGAAATTTGAATTAAGACCACCGTTAGTGTTTGATACCCCAGTAACTGTAAGAGTATTGGCGAAAGTAGCTGCGCCTGTTAGTGAAATAGTATTAGCAAAGGTCGCTGCGCCTGTATGAGTAGTTGTGTTCGAAAATGTGGCATTACCAGTTACAGTTAGTGTATTTGATAGAGAAACGTTACCAGTTATTGCAACTGTATTTGCAAATGTGACATTACCAGTTACAGTAATTGTATTTGAGAAATTAGCATTACCAGTAACAGCTATTGTATTAGAGAAAGATGCGTTACCAGTTACAGCAACTGAATTTGAGAATGTTGCATTACCAGTAACAGCTATTGTATTGGAAAGCGTAGCTGCTCCAAGAACTGCTAGAGTTCCATCAGTGTCGACTGCAGTTGATGTAATTACTGTATTTACTGATGAGTTGCCAACATTGATTTGTGTGGTTGAAAGGTTTACGTTTGCTCCAATATTTACAGCAACCGAAGCATTTGCTGTCGTTGTATTGATTCCACCATTAAATCTAGATAAACCAGTTGTTGTTACAATGTTAGCAAAAGTTACGTTTCCAGTTACAGCTAAAGTATTCGAGAAAATGACATTGCCAGTAACAGCCAAACTATTAGCAAGAATTGTATTTCCTGTAATCGCTACGCTGTTTGCAAAATTAGCCGCTCCAGTTGTATTTGCAGCTGCTTGGAAAACAACATTTGAAGAAACATATAATGTATTAGCGATTGATACGTTACCGCCTCTGAGTGTTGTATTTGCTACTAGAGTATTAGCTGAAAAAATACCATTTAATTGGGCATTTCCAGTTGTTGTACCAGTAGCAGTGTTGGCGTTAATTGCTTCTGTTGAAATGAAGTATAGTCCTTGGTTGGTTTTAGTAACCCAAGCCTCCCAATTATCAGTGTTAACATTAAC